GTCATCACCGGCGCCGTGGGCGCTCGGGGGGGCGCCGAGATATTCCGCAACTTCGTGGGCGCTCGGGAGCGCGCCGAGATATTCCGCAACTTCCAGGAGACCAAGGACCCGCGCGTGTTGATCGCCGATCCCGGCACCATGTCGCACGGGCTCACCCTGGTCGCGGCGACCTGCATCGTCTGGTATGCGCCCACCGATCGCACCGAGCTTTATCTGCAGGCCAACAAGAGGATTGATAGACCCGGACAGACTAAGACTAACGTCGTCATTCAACTCGCAGCAACATCGATCGAACGTGAAATTTACCGCAGGCTGGAAGCTAACGAAACCATGCAAGGACTAGTTCTTGCTTTAGCAAAAGAAGGGAGCAACGATGTTGAAGAAAACCGCACCAACGGCAGCTGATCTGATAGCCAAGTACATCGAGCTGAGAGACACGATCGCACGATTGACTGATGAACACGAAGCAAAGCTGAAACCCTACACTAACGGACTGCAACTGATCGAAGGCCTGCTCACCGAGGAGATCAACCGCCTCGATGGGCAATCAATCAAGACCCAGCACGGGACTGCTTACCGTTCCACGGTGACGCAGTTCCGTGTTGCCGATCGTGAGCTGTGGCTGAACTACGTCTTTGATAATGACCGCAGAGACTTTCTGACCACCAACGTGAGCAAGGAGGCTGTGAAGGAGCATCTCGATACAACCAAAGAGCAACTGCCTGGACTGACTATGACGACCATCTGGAAAACTTTAGTAAGGAGACCCGACTGAATGAACGAGCTAAGCAAGTACCGTGCAGGCAACCGTCTGCTCGACGGCGCCTCCACCGGCGGACAGCGTCCGCCCTCGATCGCGATCAAGGACAACCGCTTTGCCCTGGTCGATCCCAGCGGCGCCCGCACGCCGGTCAACAGCCTCACGCTCGACGTAGTTTTTGTCGATCGTAATCCGCACATGAGCAAGCTGTTCTGGGGCAGGAAATATCCCGGTGACAGCACGTCCTTCAGCCCGCCGATCTGCTTCTCCGACAACGGCACGGCGCCCTCGAGCTTGGCGCAGGCCCCGCAATCGGCGCTGTGCGCCAACTGCCCGCACAACGTCGTCGGCTCCGCTATCGGGTTTAAGGGCGGCGCCATCAGAGCCTGCCAGGACTTGAAGAAGACCGCGGTCATCGTGATCGGGCATCCCGGTGTCTATGAGCTGCAGATCAAACCCGGCAGTTTCAAGTACTGGAACAACTTTCACAACTTTCTGCGCATGCAGAAATTGCCCGATGGCGGTATCCCCGATCTATCCGACATCGTGACGCAGATCAGCTTCGTCAGCGTCGGCGTGATGGATTTCAAGCCGATCGCCTTTGTCGAAGGCAACGCCGAGCTGGTGCAGAAAGTGATCGGCATCTGGGAGCACAACAAGACGACCGACATCACCGGCATGATGGTAGGCAACTACGACCAGCCGGCAAAAGGCGTGCTCGGCCCGGTGCGGGTAGTTACGCCTCCTCCGCCGCCGCCGCCTTTGCCGCCCGAGCCGCAGTCGCCGTTCCTGTCCGGCCGCGATCCTGGTGCTGCACTCTTTCCCCAGCCGCCTATGGCTCAAGCTCCTCTTCCGCAGCAGCCTGCGGCCGAAGAGCCTAGGCGTGGCGGTCGCGGGCGACCGAAGAAGGACGAGCCTGCGGTTCAGCCGCAGGCGCCGGTAGCGCCGGCACAGTACGGCATGCAGACACCGCAGCAGGCGACGCCGCCCTCCGAGGTGGCGCAGCGTCTCGACGCAGTGTGGAACCTGCCCACACTCAAGTAGACGACTAGACAATCGAGCGCCGCGGGTGCAGCCTGCGGCGTTCTGCTTTCAATAATTCACATCGCGGACCTGTGGGGCGGTTTATGGACACCGCGGCATTTCTACGTCACGTCTTGCCGGAAGAGGGATGGAAATGCATAGGGATAAAACAGGAGCATGGATACCGCCACCGCTTCGCTGAAACCTTCGAGGAAGCCGCATCTTATGCCCTGGAAATGGATGCTGCCGGCGAGACCATATATTTTGCCTGCGCGACATTCAGAGAACCAAACAATCGCAAACAGGACAACGCTGCTTACCTGAAAAGTCTGTTCGCCGATGTGGATGTTGGGCCGGACAAGCCCTATCGCACCCGGCAGGAAGCGTCAGCAGCACTTACTGATTTCCTTCTCACCACCAAGCTGCCGATCCCCACTACGGTCAACAGTGGGCTGCTCGGCATGCATATCTATATCGTGCTCGACGAGGAGCTGACGCCCGAGCAGTGGAAGCCCTATGCGGTCGCCTTCCGCGAGCTGTGCCGGCAGCATGGGTTTCACATCGACCCCGTGCGCACCGCCGACTGCTCGAGCGTGCTGCGCCCGATCGGCACGCATAATCGCAAGCACGGCCTAGTCCACCCGGTGACGATCGCCTACGTGTCGGAGCCGGTCTGGGTAGGTGACCTTGATCTCGGGCTGCGCCTGCATGAAGAACAGCCGCAGCGGCAGCGGCCGTTCAAACGTCGCCTGCTCGAAGGCGCGTCGGCTTATGCAGATGCGCCCAGTGATGCAAACAAAGTCGCCGCGAACTGCCTTCAGATCGGTCACGTCCGTGACGTGAAAGGGGATGTCCCATATTACCCGTGGCTCTTTACGCTTTGGACGCTTCATCACTGCACCGATGGCGACGACTGGGGGCATGCATGGTCAGTCGATCATCCTAACTATTCCTACGAGGAGACACAACGCAAGCTCGACGAAGGCAAGGGTCCGATTACATGCAAAAAATTTCACGAGCATCATCCCGAGCCGTGCGAGAAATGTCAGTATTGGGGAAAGCTCGGCACGCCGCTGCAGCTCGGGCGAGATTACCTTCCAGCGGGATTGGCAGATCAACACGCACATAGAAAGGAGCAGTTCGACGCGGGCACGACTCAAAGCCAACCGCTGGAGGGTAACTGCTGGAGCAATGATGAGCACGGCCTGCGGTTTCAGACCGAGGACAACGACGGTAACAAGGATTATAAACTGATCACCCGCTGGCCGCTCGTGCTGCAGTCCTACTGCCGCAGCGAGCGCAACGTCGATCGCTCGCTGGTGTTCAGGATGGACACGGCGCAGGAAGGCGAGCAGATTATCTCGATCCCCTCGGGCACGTTTTTCTCCGCCTTGGGCATGCCCGAGATGCACCGCCTGGGTGTTGTCGTCCATGAACCAGACATGCTGAGGAAATACGTGCGCGAGCAGATAGACAGCTACACCGAGCAAAGCGAGCCGCAGACCCGCTTCGATCAATTTGGATGGAAGAACGATGACACCGCGTTTTTATGTGGGAACAGGCTTTACGTCGAGAAGGAAATCATCACCGCCGTCGGCTCCCCGGAGATCGAGCGTCGTGCGCGCATGCTGGGTCCGCGAGGTGGATCGCTATCAGCGTGGTCCGCGGCCGCTAATCAGCTCTTCGCCACTGGCTGCGAACCACACTCTTTCGCTCTATGTTGTGCCTTCGGCGCGGTTCTCATGCATTTTCACACCGAGGAAGGGGGTGCGATCGTTAATCTTGTGTCTGCAGAAAGCGCGACCGGTAAGACCGTCGCGCTCGAGGCGGTAGCAAGCGTGTGGGGAGAGCTGGATGGCATACGTCTTACAGATGAGGATACCAAGGTGTCACGGGGGCTGCTGCTTGGCACGCTTGGTAACCTGCCTTGCGTGTTCGACGAACTACATCGGCGTGATCCCGACGCCATCAGGCAGTTCTGTATCATGTTCACCAATGGACGAGACAAGCTGCGTGGTAAGAGTGACGGCACCTTACGTGAGCCAATAGGCGACTGGCAGACCATTCTCGTCCTGGGCTCCAATCTCTCCCTGGTAGACATTCTGCAGGCCCGCACCGAGGAGGCGCAGGCCTATCGCATCCTCGAATTCCCGGTCGAAGCTACATTCACCGGGCACGAGGGCGACCGCCTGCTGCGGCAGCTCAAGGTCAATGCCGGCTGGGCCGGCGATGCCTTCCTGCAGGCGCTGCTCTACCCCGGCATGCTCGACGAGGTGCGCAGCGAGATGCAGCGCATCATGGACATCCTGTGGGACAAGTGGAAGCAGCCCGGTGACAAGGATTGCTATGGCTTCGACAAGCGGCACCGCTTCTGGGTGCGCTGTCTGGCAGCTGCCTACACCGCGGGCCGGCTAGTCAACCATCTCGGCATCCTGCAGTTCGACCCTACCCGCGTCATTAACTGGGCGATTGACAGGTGCAAAAACCGCAATGTCGCCGAGGTCAAGCGCGACTATGTGCAGGTGCTCAACGAAGCGCTGTACGACGTCTGGGCCATGACCCTGGTCGTCGATGTCGAGTGGTCAGGTCCCAAGCGGGCCTGCAACATCCTGAGCCCGCCCAGCAGCAAGGGGTTTTACGCCCGCCGCGTGCGCGAGAGCGGGCGCATGTATGTCTCGCGCACGTGGCTGCGCGAGTGGATGACCGAGCACATGGTCAACCGGCAGGCCTTCACCGAGGATTTGCAGAAGCAGCTGATCATCGTCAAGGCTAACAAGTTCGTCACCCTCGGCGCCGGCACGCATCTGTCGGTAGGTGGTCAGATCATGTGCTACGAGATCGACATGCACCATCACCGCATGAGCGAGATGTTGTTGGCGGTCGAGCGCGACGTACCGCCCGACGTGCGCCAGGAGAAGCCGTTGGCTACTGTTCTAAAGTTTTCGCAGCCTGATCGAGCAGCTTCTGCTGCTCCTCCTGAACCATCGCGATGATCTTCGGCATCAGGTCGAGCTGACGCCGGCGCAGCAGCGTGTCGTCCACCTTGATACGATTGCTGATGATGGTCTGCGCCGCCTGCAGCTGCAGGTTTTTCAGACGTAGATGATCTGCATCTGTCCGATGTTCATCGAGGCAGGTTTCGAGGGCGTCGAGGGCTTTGTCGGTGATACGGTCGAACTTGCTGGTTGATAGCTCATCCCCTTCGCGTAGCCCCAGCGTTGGAGCTGGGGCAACTCCTTGCGCAGGCGATCGCCGATATCCGTCCTCCACGATGGGGAATTGGGGACGACCAAGGTCTTCAAGTGTGCGTAGACCTGCTTCTGCGCTTCCTTCACGCTCGCGCCGCTCGCGGTCATCGTCAGTACGTAATCCCCCGCCGTCCCCAGCATCTTTACGTGGCCGCCCTCTGGGCCGGGAGCTTGACACTGCATCATCTCGCACGCGTGCAGGTGATCCATCACCTCCTCCGCATGATAGATTGGGATGCCAATCACTTCCTTGCGCGTCAGGTGCGAGTACGGATAGTCGGGCACGCTCAGCACGACCCCGATCGCGATATCCTCGTAGATCGGGTTGAGGCTGTCCTTGCCGTCCACTAGGTCCATCATCCATTCGCAGCAATCTCCTTCGTGCAGACACTGCTGTATCTGAAAGGTGGGCCACCCTGGCCGCATCGTGAACTCAAGCGGCCAGGGTTTGCCCTGCTCGTCGATGATCGAGTTAATGTCAACGTAGCCAGTATGACCCGTGCGGACCAGATCATCAGTAAGCGGCAGCAGGAGCTGCCGGGCTAGCTTCGACGAGCGGACGTATCTTAGCACGGTCCCCTGCTCACCAGTGCTACATCCTAAGTTCCCTGTGCAAAGTTTTTTGAATTCGAAATTTTCGCACCAGCCGTTGATCCAGCCGTCCGGCCCGAGCCAGCCGCCCACCGCCATCTCGACGCCTTCGATTTTTTCCTGCAGGATGAATGGTAGTTTCAGCTTGGAGGAGGCCTTCCAACGCTCGAGCATGTAAAGCAGGTCAATCTCAGTCTGCGCGACGTAGGACAACGCCTTATCGGCATCGCCACTGGGCTTGGAGACAAACGGCCGCGCCTCACGTTTTACGAAGCGGATGGCCTCGTCGTAATTATTGAACTCACGGTAGTCAGGCACATCGATGCCGTTCTCGCGCAGCATCTCCATGCCCAGGGTGCGATCAAGCTCCCATTCAGCGCTTTCAACCGTAGCTCCCCATACGGCCACGCCGTCTTTACGTGCGGCGCTCATGTTGTGGAGGTAAGTCGTATTATCCGTGACAAACACCAGATCGGCCCAGCCGAGACTTGGCGCGAAATCAGACACTTTCGTAGCAAGACCCTCGCCGATGAATTTATTCTTGTCATTGTGCGGGAAAAACCACCGCACCTCGTGCCCGTCACGCTGGGCACGGAGGACGATGTCGAGCCCGTGGGCGTGATGCGAGTCGATCACTAGGAGCTTCATTGCTTCTGCGTCTGTGAAAAGGCCGGCGGGATTGCCGCAATGGCGGCAATGCCGTACTTGCGAATGATGTTGATCAAGGCATCGTTGAAGACGACGAAATTGCTGGTGGCTTGTCCAGCTGCTTCAGCTGCGGCTTGTGCTTCGGCTTTTGTCTTATATGGAGTTGAAGAACCTTTAATAAACCAATTTTCTCCAAACTTATTAACTTCACTGATTATGCGCGATCCCTGGTCGAGATATTTGATGCCGGGGATGCCTGCTTCATGCAAGATTTTACTGACTGTTTCTCTATTTGGACCTTCAAATGCAAATGAAGCTGGAGCTTTTGTAGGGTCTTTCACCATACCCCAAAGCTCATCGGCGCGAGCCTTACTAGTTGCCGCCAATGCCCTGTTGTAAGCTTCCTTTTTTACTAATTCTAATATATCTGCCCCGCGTCCTGGTTGTGGTTCTTTACCGAATGAAATACCTAATTTTTCCAACTTAGCACTTGCCTCTTGCAATGCACTTTTAGCTTCAGGAGAAGCCTTCTCAAATGCCGCTTCCAGTGATTTCAAAGCCGCAGGTATATCACCGCCGCTTTCTTTGATTGCATTTTGCAGCTTCACGCGCACGACCGTTGGAATATCTTGCAACACCTCGCGAAATGCTTTTCCTCCTGCTAACGGAGCATCACGTTCCAGAAGCCCTAACTTACTTAAAGCTTCCTTTACAAATTCACTTTGCTCGCTGATGGGCTTATCCCAATCGAGGAAATGCTCGCGCTCGGCGGTGATGTTGACCTCGTACATTTTGCCGGGGTCTTCGACCCATTCTTTCGCTTCTTTTTCAAACGAAAATATCTTTTCCTCACCAGACGGCTTGCGCGCGATGTAGCCACGATCCGGGTCTAATTTGACCGAAGCACCCTTCATCATCTTTCCGCCGGACAATTGATCGCGATATTCTGCTGCCACTTTCGGGTTTTCTGCAAAATACAATCCATGTCCGTAGGCCTGCGCGCCCTCTCCCGTGCCGATGTGCTCGCTGCTGAACCGCTCGAACTCATGCGGCGACCCGTGATAAGCCTTGATGCCCGGTTGCACCATCTTGCCTCCTCCTGCTCCCAGCTCACCTGCGCGAGCAAACGGCAAGCGCGCACCCACTGTCCCCAATGCCGCTCCGAACGGCCCGCTCGGATCGTAAGCTTCCGGCTCGACAAAGGCCTTCAAGGCCTTCTGGCTCAGGCTCTCGCCCTCGAGCATCTTGTCCCAGGCGAACTGAAAGAACGTCTTGCCGCCATGCGTCTGCGCCACCGGCGCCTCGCCCGTAACAGGAGAACGGGCGAGGCCCGGTGAAGCGGCAGGGCCCGTCATCGAAGGGACATATGTTTCGGGGCCCTGCTCACCTACCCCATAAACCTTGCCGGCCTGCACCGGCCCGCCTTCCTGGCGCGAGGGGACATCTCCGCTCGTCCCGCCGTACGAGTTGTCCCCTGCCGGCTCGACCTGCGCCATCGGCGACATCGGTAGCGCCCCCGACTGCATGCCCATGCGGCGTTGGATGATGCCGCGCGCCGCCTGCA